TTTTTTGCTAACCCGTATCGGCGGTGAGCGCCACCGTCAGCGTCCAAAGGTATGCCCGGCATATACTTCGGCTCCATAGTCATCTGCGCCAAGACCCAAGTCTTCGCGTCAGACACTTCCTCGTCAGGCACCACGGCTATAAGCTCGTCATGCACTGTGCCCTTGATGGGGTATCTTTTCCCCACTCTGAGCATCCCATCCGTCATCACGATACGAGCTGTGCCCTGCACAATGTTGTTCGTAATCTTGCCCGGATAGAGCTTGGTAGCGTCTGGCCCGTAAACCCACTGGCTCCTACCGTCGTCATCTTTAACTGTACGTAAATTCGGATACAAGAGCCGCATGCCGTTGGGCAATACGATCTCTTCTTTTCTGAAAGTGATACATTTATACACGACTTCTTTGCCACCCGCAAGCGATTTTTCGATCAGGTGTCCGCACATATCCCAGAACGCTACGACAGGCCAAGCGGTGCCACGGTAGATGTCAATAATCCGCTTCGCCGCTACCGCATGTGTTAACAAGTCATCAAGAGAACAGGTGTGGGGTATCTCCTCCAGCTTCTTGATGTTGTCTTGCCAGTTTACGAACTTCTCCACGTAGCCTCGATTCACGCCCAGCTTCTTGGCAAAGTCTTTCGTGTACATAACTGGCGGTGCGCCAAGGAAACCGGTCAACAACTGCGCCGCGAACGATGCCCAGCCCAAGCCGTAGCCACAGCCAAGCAACGCAGACTTAGCGGACTGACGCAGATCAGGATGGCTCTCCTTGGTCATGCCCGGGATGTTGAACATCTGCGCGCCGAAAGCCGCATACGGGTCACCGCCCTGCTTAAAGATCAGCAGCATGTCTTCGTAGTCAGCCAGCCATGCCAGTACACGGGGCTCGATCTGAGACAAGTCACCAACAACTAGCTGATGCCCTTCGGGTGCCATGATCGCTTTGCGTAGGAACGAGCCACGCTTCAAGTTCTGCATGTTGATGGCACTACCCTTGGATGCCGTCCACCGCCCCGTTCCCGCTCCGTAATAACTTAGTGGTACTGGCAGGGGACCGCGCTTGCTGATGTCTAGGAACCGTTGGGCTCGGGTGCGCTCAGTCGTTGACTTCACCGCTAGGCGTGCCTCACACAGCGAGGCCACATCCTCGTTCTCCCCATTGAGCAGGGCTTGGAACAGCGCATCGTTCTTGGCAAGCGCCAGCGTTTCTTTGCCTGTTGTCTTGCTGACCTTCTTCGGAGGTGGTACACCCATGCCCACCAGAATCTTGGCGAACATCGGGTTGGATGCCAACTGCTTTTCTTCTACACCAAGACGTTGCAGTAAACCTTCACGCCGTGCCTTCTCGTCCACCAACGCCTGCTCAAGCATCTCGCTGTCCAACTGAAGCATCGGCTCGGTGTACATCTTGAGCGTCATGTCTACGAGTCGTAGCTCCGATGCAGGATACCCCATCGCGAGCCGTTTGAATATTTCTTCACACAGAAACACATCATGTTTGCAGTACTCAGCGAGTTCGTGCTCCACTTCTGGAGAAAGCTCGGTAAGCCCATTAGTCGAGTGAACGGCATCGCCTTTAGCGGGCAGTCCGAACGCTTGGGCAAGTTTGGCGAGTGAATTGCCAACCTCCACGCCACGTAAAGCTCGCGCCATTGATAAGGTGTCGAATATGAACGCGGGGGATACAGCATATCGCCATCCCAGTATTGACACATCGAATTGGGCGTTGTGCGCGAGAAGTGCTGTTCGTCTCCAGTCGATTCCAGAAACGTACTCAGGTATGTCGCATCCTCTAACCCACTCAATTGGGTCGTCGCTTCCATATACATGGAAGCAAGCTCCGAAGTCTCTAAATTTTTCATGGCGTATGTACTCCTCCGTAGTCATCTTGTTTAACGTAAACGACTTGCTGTCCCAGTACGTCTCGAAGTCAACAGTTATTATTTGGTCGAATGGCTTGCTCAATTCATCTCCTCCTTTGGCGGGGCAGCTTCCATAATGGAACAATGTAACGAGTGGTAGCCCTCACTTACCAACTGCGCCATCTCAAACTCATCGCAGTTGACTGACATCAGCGTCAAGCGCTCGTCTGTATCAATCATCCACACCGCTTTCTTACCATCGACTAGACACGCGGCAAGGACACCGCACATACCAGCAAAGCGTTCTTTGTCGTCTGGTGTCATGTCATCGAACGCCGGGACAGCACCCCGAACAATATCTAATAAGCTCATTTAAGTTTCTCCAACATATCAGGTAGTTGGTCAATGTTCTGCTCGTTGATAACAACGGCAGTTCCCCCCGCATCTCTGATGCGGTCGAGGTGTGCGTCTTGCAGGGCTGTTGTCTTACCCTTACCCGCCTTGGCTTCGATGGCTAGGAAGTGTCCGTTTGTACAGCACAGGAAGTCAGGCACACCGCTGTTACCGTAGCCTGTACCGATTGGCATGGCGTAGTACGTTGACGTGGTGTCTAGTATTTTTCTAATGCGCTTCTTGACTAGCGCTTCCGGCGTTGACGCCATGATTGCTCTCCTGTTAATAAGTTAAGGGGTGGGAGGGGAATGTAGATTCGGTGCCCTCCCGCTTCACCGTGTGGAGATCGAGTTACTACTGTCTGGGGTGTTAGCACCCTTAGTGGCATAGTAACTACCGTCAGCGTGCGTTAAACATCTACAAGGTCGTACCTCACACGCTGACCAATCGGGCTCACCACCCTGAGCCGGACGTTTCTTTTATTCTTTTCATTTTATTTTTTACCGTAAAAAATCTCACTTCGCCATTTTGTAACACTCGGCATGTGGTTGTGCGCCTTAATAGGTTCTACTTTTTGTACAGGCGTTATCCAACCCAACGCCTTTAGCGCACGTACACCGCTCACCCACACGTTAGGGTGTAAGTTTTCAGGACGGCGAAGATTACTGTTTGCACAGTACTCTCGGAACTCGTCGCCTGTAACGTACGGTTTGTTCTCAAGTAGTGCTTCCGCAAGTTCCAAATAACGTTCAACAAATTCAGGGTTAGTGCTGTTTGCTTTTTCCCAGCACTGGTCGGCCAATATTAGTGCTGCTTCCATTCGTGTAACCATTACCATTCCCTCCTAACTTCACTTAGCTTCTGCATGTAGTGCTTGGCTTTGTCTGCGTCAGGGCTGTCCTTCTTGCCTTGGCGCAAACTGTATTTGATGATGTTGCCTTTCAGGAATCCAACGAACTCCTCGTGTGTCAACACCGCCTCCATCACAGCCCACGGCTGTATGGTCATGTCTTTGTAGTGTGTGCCGCCGTGCTGTATGTCATCGGCACTCGTGCCGTTCAGCCCGTCAGTAAGAATCTTTGTCTTCATGTGCGATTGGCTCCATAGTTTGTATTGCTAAAAACGTCTTGGCATGGATGTGTTCAAGTGTATGGCGCAGGCGCAGTGCCTCGTCCATCGCAGCATCCCGTTGCCGACGCAACATACGAATCTCACGCAAGGCATCACCTAGTTGTAGGTCAAGCTCATGCACATCTTCTTCACTCATCATAGTCTTCGTCCTCCTGCTCAATTAACTTCTCCATACCCGACAAGTAAACAGCGGTCAGTGCGTTGATGACGCTTGCCATCTCAAGTCGTTGTTCAATAGCGGCGTTTGCTAACGCATGTACAAGCACGTTGATCTGTTCGTCTCGCTCCCCCGCAACGCCAAGCACAATGTCTAGCTTGCGAGTAACGGAGTCGATCTGTGCCTGTGTTGGGGGGAATGATTTCATTGTTACACCTGATTAGTTATGAGGCCATAAATCCAACCGACCATCGCGGACACAACCACGACCCATGCCAGCGTCTTGCCGATCGTATAAATGATACCGTGATAATCCCACCCGTCTTCAAATTCTGAGCGCCAATCTATCGGTTCTTTCTTTGGCGTTTCTTCAGGCTGTGGCGGTGCCCCCGCCATTACCCTTCTCACTAACTTATCAGTCTTAGACATTTCGTTTTCAATCGTCATCATTGGGTCTCCTTTTTGATTGCGTTTGAACCTGCTCGTACCGCGTACTCTCTTTGACGGCGTCTACTACTTCCGACGTTCTGAATCGGTGCTCGTTGGCGCACTCGTAGGAACGCCGCTTGGAGCCGTCAAGTCTGGTTCTTGTTTCTTTCACAACGGTCCATGTATTACAGACAGGGCATTTCACTTGTTCACCCTCTCTTTGCGACCGTCTCGATACGACAACGTGTTACCGTTACGGCTCGGGTACTTCATGTGGTCATCCGCGCCGGGCCTGATAGCGGGTGCGCTCAACTCTGTCGGATGGTAGCTGCCCTCCATCGGTTTGAACGTGCGCTTCTGTGCCACGACTGCTTCTTCTCTCCAGCTACCCCACTCGGTTTTGGGTTTCAATACTGTTTTCATGCTCTCTCCTTGTATGTGTTGTAGCGCCAAGCGGTGGCTTCTGCATCAATGCGTTTCCACACAACTTCGCGCTCGTCTTCAGTCATAAACACCCAGTTCGCCACCTCGACATAGGTTCTGCCGCACCCCTTACACACCTCGTCATAAAGGGTTGTACAGACAGCCACGCAGGGTGAATCGGGTCTCATGTGTCACTCGCTACTTCTGCTTGAATTAAATTTGCCGCAACTTGCCAGTAGTTGTGACTGCCGTTAGCCGCCTCGTGCTGAATCATTAACAAGTTTACGATGCGTTTGCGTTCAGCCATGACGCCGTCTGCATAGGTTCCGTAGTTGGTTGGAGAATTTGCATCCCCCCAAGCCTCTCGTGCTTTTTGAAAGTTGTAGTCGCTAGTCATTGCGGGTTCTCCTCTTCTGCAAAATCCATCTCTGGTGGGTGGGGTATGTCGTCATGCACAATCACCCCATACTCGTCTGCTGGCAAGAACCTGCCGCAGATCACGCAGTAATAACCATCGCTCACGTGTTCTTCTCCCTCGGTGGTAAGTGTTCAAGGTGGTTCTGTACCTTCCAGTTCATCGCGTCTGCATACCCACGCTCGTACTCTTTGCGTAGCAGTTCTTCAGGCTCCCACGGCAGGGGCGTGCCCCCCAACTCGTAGGCTTTGTTGCGCCAGTTAGCCGCGCTCTTTTTATATCGTTCACAGTCGGGGCATGTCATAGCACCATCCTCCTTAGTAGTTCTTGATGTCGCTTCTTGTCACGGTAGCGCTTGTACACCTCCGTGCGGGGCATGGTCTGTCGTTTGGCGTCACGTCCCGCACCGATCATATAAATCTTAACGGTGTCTCTACCAACAGAATCCTTATCCCACATGGAGATGTGCGCAGCCTTCTCTTTGTGCAGTGCTTTCGCATAAGACAAAACAGTGGCGTACGCCAAGCCAGTCATATCTGCTAACTCGTGGCAGTTGTATGCGCCATCCATCATCAGCTTAACTAACTTGGCGTAGTGCAGTGGGTTTACCTTCATCCAAAGAACCCATTGAGTTGATCGAACAAGGCCTTGGCTTCTGACAAACTAATGTTCTTCATAACGTAGTCAGCAGTGAGCGGCGCTTGCTCTCGCGCTGGTGCTGGTGCTTTCTCCACTATGGGTTGGGTGCGCGGCAAAGCCGCTAGCCCTGCCTTATCCTTGCGTACGTACTTACGCTTGGATACACGTTGCTTTGTTTTGATTGGCGTGTACGTGGGTTGCAGGACGTGCAGTTGCTTGGTGATGTCGTTCTTACTAATCATGCCCTGCTTCACCATTTGATAGATGAGCGCGGTGATTGTTTCTCCAACGTACCCTTCCCGCGCAAGGACTCTGCCTGCTTGCATTGGGGTGCAACCCGTGTGGTTTGCGACGTAGTTGAACGCAGCTTCTGATGCTGATAATTTTGGCATTTGCTTTTCCTCTGGTTTTGTTTTGATGACCGTTACTTTTGTCGGCACGCCCTCGTCATCGACTTGCATTTCATCAAGGGCGGCGCGTAGTTTTTCACCTAATATTGACATAGTTTTGCTCCTTTGTGATTAGGGTTAGAACGTAAATTTATCCAAGATGCTATCAACGTTCTTCTTAACATCTTGTCGTACAGCCTCGTTCTTACGTAGCTCTGTTGGTGTGACGCCAGTAAGTACTTGCTCCAAGTGAGCACGAGCCTGTTCGAGGTTGGTGTCGTTGACAACGTTGAGGGCTTTGGTCAAGTCGCACAAGTCCAGCGCACCTTCTACCAACGTGTCATGGAAACGGCGAGGCTTGGCCTCACCCGCCACGTAGTCGGTAGTCAGTCGGTCAGACATACGCTTGAGGTGGTCACGCAGACGCATACGAATGTCAGCCATAGCAGAGTCAACCCGCTCGGTAGTCACGCGCTCCAGACGCTCACGCAACTCAGCCGTAGCCGCATTACCCACGTCGATACGGAAGTCGCCAGACGTAGGCACAGGCAGGTAGTTGACACGGAAAGCAAACTTGGTAAGCAAATCGTTCTGCGTTGGGAAGTCGTCACGCTTGAACATATCGCCCAGCGCCATAGCCTGCGCCGTGATGAGCGTAGGGTACACGTCCACGAACTTCTTGACGGTATCCATGAACTCATCCTCGAACTCGTTCATCTTGGTTGCGAACTTCTCGAAGTTGACGGTAGGCAACAAACGCAGACCAGAGTCAGACCACGGTAACGTGTTGTCATAAACATAGGTGCGAGCACGACCGACCAGTTGTTGGATAACGTCCAGTTCTGAGCGCCCCGCAAGCAGATGCTTGTTGACACGCGCGGCATCCTTAGCCATAGCGTTCTTGCTTGAGACCACCTCCTCGGTGGCAGACTTGTCCAGCTTACGCGCAGTCCACACAGATGCGTTGAACTCGGTGAGCATTGAGCAGGTGTCGATGTTGTAACGTGTTGTCATGATTGATTCTCCT